TTACAGAGTCAGCTATTAGGTCTGCCACCTATGACCAAGGCCGCCCAAGAATTTACTGCTGTAGCTCCAAAAATGGCTGCTGCAAATAATAAAATGGCCGATGCTGTTAAAGATAGTAGCAAAGGTGTATCGGATATTAAAAAAGCAGGCGATGCATTAGGTATTGCTGCTAATCAAACTAAAAAAGATCTAGGAACAACTGGGAGTGCTCTTATTATGCAAGGCGGCACTTTTTCTTCAACTATCGGTGCAATATTTGGAACTGCTAATCGTAATGCACAACAAGGTGTAAATTCTCTCGAAGATGCAGAAAAACAACGACAATCTATAGAAGCTAAACGAAAAGCAAGAGAAGAATCCGAAGCCAAGGATATGGCTGATACTGTGTCGTTACTTAAACAACTAGGGGCAGAATTATGGGAGTTGTTTAGCCCTGTAATAAAACTAGCAACATTCCTAGTAGGTAAATTGGCAAATTTTCTCCTAGATACAATTAAAGGATTTAACCAATTTTTTGCTAAATTTGGAGAAACCGGAGAAGTTATCAAAGGTGTAATTGCTTCAATTGGGGTAGTTGTCCTAGGACTAGCTGCTATTAAAGCTAAATCAACGATTGCTAATCTTGCCAGCGGAGCATTAGGAGGCGGCGGGGGCGGAGGAGTACTAGGCGGACTAAAAAATGCTGCCGCAGGTGCAGCAGGGGGCGGTGCAGGTGTACCCGGTCTAGGAGCCGCACAAACTGCTGCAGGTAAAGTTGGTGGTATAGGATCATCACTAGCCGGGGTAGGTAAAGGTATAGGCGATGCTATCAAAGGTGTGCTAAAAGGCCTTGCATCTGGGTTAAGTGCACTGGGCAATCCTAGAGTATTATTAGGTGGAGTTACGCTAGGTCTATTAGCAGGTACTATCTTTATTGCTGCCAAAGGATTCCAAGAATTTGCCAAGGTAAGCTGGGCAGAAATGGGCAAGGGATTTGTTACACTATTAGGTTTAGGAGCGGTAGCAGCGGTATTAAGTTTTGCTAGTCCTTTAATTTTAACCGGAGCTCTAGCTATCGGTGCACTAAGTCTAGCAATGGTGCCGTTCGGAGTATCAGTTGCATTAGCTGGTCCTCAAATGCAAAACTTAGCCAAAGGGCTAATAATGCTAAGTGATGTTAGTGCCCTTGATTTATTAAAACTAACAGGTCCTATTGCTGGATTAGGAGTTTCGTTATTGTCTTTAGGTACTGGCATTAAAATGTCAGAATCTGGAATTAAGAGCGTATCAACACTAGGTCCTGCGCTAAACACCTATGCTCAAGGTATTACAGCATTTGGCAAAGCAGTCAATTCAGTAGATCTCATCAAAGCCGAAAAACTAAAATCTGTGTTAAAAGGCCCTACTGCAGCAGAAGCACTATCTAATGCCGGTGCACAAATGATTCAAGCAGTTACTAAGATTGCCACAGGCGGAAAGTCAACAGAAGAAAAAACCGCAGCACAGCTAGAATCATTAAATAGTACAATGAAAGAGTTAGTTAAGTATATGAAGGATACTGCCGAAAATACCGACAAAACTCACAGAGCTGCCAAGTCCTTAAATGGAAATTTATGGGCAGCTTAAATTAAAGGAATGATCTAATGTCCGGATGGAAAAAGTATTTTACACCCATTAACGTATCGGGTAAATTAAGCCCGATTAGCGGTAGTACCAGTATGGGTAGCAATCCTAGCCGCACTAATTATTCCAGCTATTTGCCTGATGTCTATGCTGGCCATCCTAATCGTTTAGAGCGTTATGGTCAGTATGACACTATGGATAGTGATTCAGAAGTCAATGCTGCCTTTGATATTTTAGCAGAGTTTTGTACGCAATTAAACGAAGAAAACGGCACACCTTTTCAAATCAAATTCAAAGAACAAGCAACTACAACTGAAATTAAGATCATTAAAAAGTACCTACAACAATGGTGCAAGATCAATAAATTCCCTGTTCGTATGTTTAAAATCGTACGAAATGCTTTTAAGTTCGGTGATAGTTTCTTTGTTCGCGATCCCGAAAATCAAAAGTGGATGTATGTAGATCCTGCTAAAGTTGACAAGATTATTGTCAATGAATCAGAAGGTAAGAAGCCTGAACAATATTTTATTCGTGATTTTAATCCCAACTTTGAAACTCTAGCCACAACTGCTATTCAACCTAGCAACCAAAATGGCGGCGGCAATCAATTTGGTGGCAGCTATGGTTCAGGTGGTGGGGGCGCCGGTGGTTCGAGAGGTATGACTGGCTCGTTCCCTACAACTGCCAACGGTAGCAGATTCTCCGAAAATCAAAACCAATACGCGATCGATGCTAGACACGTTATTCACATCTCAATGAGTGAAGGGTTAGACAACAACTTTCCATTTGGTAATAGTTTAATGGAAAGTATCTTTAAGGTATTCAAACAAAAAGAACTACTTGAAGATGCCATCTTAATCTATCGTATACAGCGTGCTCCTGAACGCCGTGTGTTCTATATTGACGTAGGTAATATGCCTAGCCACTTGGCTATGAGCTTTGTTGAGCGTGTTAAGAACGAAGTAAATCAACGCCGTATTCCTAGTGTTACAGGCGGTGGACAAAGTGTTATAGATGCAAGTTATAATCCATTGAGCATTAACGAAGATTACTTCTTCCCACAAACCGCTGAAGGTAGAGGAAGTAAAGTTGAAATTCTACAAGGCGGACAGAATCTAGGAGAAATTGATGACCTACGCTACTTTACTAATAAACTGTTTAGAGCTTTGCGTATCCCTAGTTCTTATCTACCTACTGGTTCGGACGACGGAGGAAGCAGCTTCAATGACGGACGAGTTGGGACAGCCTATATACAAGAATTGCGATTCAACAAATACTGCGAACGACTACAAAGCCTGATTACAGAGCCATTTGATCTTGAGTTCAAACAATATTTGAGTAGTTCTGGCATCAATGTTGACAGCAATATTTTCGATCTTAAATTTAATCCACCACAAAACTTTGCCAGCTACAGACAAGCTGAAATGGATACTGCTCGTGTTAACACCTTTAACACCATGGTTGCTGTGCCCTTTATCAGCAAACGCTTTGCACTAGAACGCTTCCTAGGATTGACCAAAGAAGAAATTGCACAGAACGAAACACAGTGGAAAGAAGAAAATGTTGATGAAGATCAATTCTTAAGTGCGAGCAGCGAACTTCGCAGTGCCGGTATCACAGCTGGCGGTATGAGCGGTGATATTGGTGATTTAAGTTCTCCTACACCTGATGCAGGTATGGAAGATGATGCTGCAGGCGCACCTGCAGGTCAAGCTCCGGGCGGAGATGCTGGCACAGGCGCTCCTGCTGCAGGCGGTGCCGAAGCATAAATACTACTATGATTTTAAGAGAGTTTATCTATTTTGACCGTGAACATGCTGATCCTCAGGATGACAGCAGGTATCTCAGCCAGAATGATACTACCAATGTTCTGAAGCAAAAAGACCTTCGCAAGACTCGTTTAACATTGAGAATGATCAATGATATACGCAAAGCCAGCGAATCTCACGACAAAGAACATCGTAAAGAACTAGGGTTAGTGAGAAAAATGTACGCTGCTCCTCCGCCAGAAGCCGCAGCACAATAAGTACAAAGATAACTGTGCAGTCTAAAAACTAAATATTTTAGACAGAAAAATTCAAAAACCAGAAGTAATTCTGCGTCATCAAGGTCAAAACGGCTCGTTTTAGGCCTATTTCGTATATAAATTTCCGCGGTATAGTAAATACCATACAGCCTTGCCGCTACCCTAATAGGAGAAATTTATAACATGTCTACAAAATTTGAACAATTATTAGACTTATTGGTTAACGAAGATATGGAAGGTGCTAACGCTCTATTCCACGAAATCGTTGTCGAAAAGTCACGTACAATCTACGAAAACCTTATCGCTGAAGAAGAAGATGAGGAAATGGAAGAGTCTGCAGAAGACGAAGAAATGGATGAAGCTAAAGACGAAGAAGACGAAGATAAAGTCGACGAGTCTATGGACGAAGAAGAAATGGATGAATCCGCCGATGAGGACATGGATGAATCTGAAGAAGAATTAGAAGATTCTTACATGATGGACGGTGCCGACGGTTTCGAAGGCGGCGAAGAAGGTGATGCTGCTGACGAGTTTGGCGGTGAAATCGGCGCTAACGGTCCAGAAGATGACGAACACGGTCATGAAGGTCAAGAAGATTCTGCTATCTATGATATCAAGAACGCTATTGCTGAACTAGAAGCTGCTTTCGCAGAACTAGAACGTGCTCAAGGCGGCGAAGAAGCCGAAATGGGTATGGACAACGAATTCGGTGACGAAGAAGGCGAAGACGAAATGATGGGTCAACCAGCATTCGAAGGTCGTCGTATGACACGCGAATACGTTGAGAAAGTTGGTCACAACTACGGTGGCAACACACAAAAACAACAAGGCGACTATGCCGGTGCTGCTAGCGGTGAAACACAAAGCCGTCCAGTAGAAGGTAAGAGCCCAGTAAGTTCTGGTAAAGGCAAACCTAACACAGGTGCTAATGCCAGCAACATCCTAGGCGATATGAGCACTACAGAAGGCCATAACACAGGTACTACACCTAACAAAGTAAACAAAGGTATTGCTAAAGACAGCGGCGAACAGTTTACTGGTAAAGATTGGGAAACCAACAGCGCCCCAGGCGGTAAAGCTGGTGTTAAAAACTTGAAGAAACAAGGTTCTGGATATCCAGGAAACAACAAGACTCCAGGTCCAGTTGGTTCCGGTAAAGGTGACAAAGCGGGTCAAACTAGCGATGCTAATGGATCTAAAGGTCAATTCCTTCCACAACATACAAAATAATTAGAGAACACGGATGAGCAAATTCTCCTACTTACGTGAACATCTAAGCTTCGACCAGGCTTCCATTGTTATGGAGTCTGACGACAAGGATGGCAAGAGTCTTTACCTAAAAGGTATTGCCATTCAAGGTGGTATCCGTAATGCCAATCAACGAGTCTACCCTGTAGACGAAATTGAACGTGCAGTTAATGCATTAAATGACCAAATTAAAAATGGTTATTCAGTGCTAGGAGAAGTTGATCATCCCGATGATCTAAAAGTAAATTTAGACCGTGTATCCCATATGATCACTCAAATGTGGATGGAAGGTCCAAATGGTTATGGTAAGATGAAAATTTTACCTACACCAATGGGAAACTTAGTACGTACTATGCTTGAAGCAGGTGTAAAACTTGGCGTAAGTTCTCGTGGTAGCGGCAATGTCAACGACATGAACGGCCATGTATCCGACTTCGAGATTATCACAGTAGACGTAGTTGCCCAACCAAGTGCTCCTGGTGCGTATCCTACTCCCGTGTATGAACATTTAATGAACACACGCGGTGGTAATAGAGCGTTCCTAGTAGCACAAGAAGTAAAAGAAGATCCAAAGGCCCAGAAATACTTGCAAGAATCACTCTTGCAAATTATTAAAGGTCTAAAATAAGCCCGAGGAGAAATAAATGTTGGACGCATTCAAACAATTAGTAGAGTCAGGTGTAATGACAGTAGAGACACAACAAGTTGTCGAAACTGCTCTTGCAACTAAACTACAAGAAACACGCGACCAAGTGACTGCTGAACTTCGTGAAGAGTTTGCACAAAAGTATACACATGACAAACAAGTTATGGTAGAAGCAATCGACAAGATGTTAAGCGATCGCCTAACCGCTGAGATGTCTGAATTGCATGAAGACAAAAAAGCTCTAGCTGAAGCAAAAGCTGCATACCGTACTAAGGTTGCAGAAGATGCTAAAAAACTAGAAGGTTTTGTAATCAAGCAACTTGGAAAAGAATTGGTTGAGTTCCAAGGAGACCGTAAAAAAGTTTCTGAGAACTTTAACAAGTTAGAGCAATTCGTAGTTCACGCTCTATCTAAAGAAATCAATGAATTTGCCGCTGATAAGAAGGACCTAGCTGAAACTAAAGTCAAGCTAGTTCGTGAAGCAAAAAGCAAGTTTAGTGAAATCAAGCAAGACTTCATTCAACGCTCTGCCAAGGTCGTTGAAGCCACTGTTACTCGTAAGTTAACATCTGAAATCAAGCAATTGAAAGAAGACATTGACTCTGCTCGTAACAATGACTTTGGTCGTAAGATCTATGAAGCATTTGCACAAGAGTTTGCTGGTTCCTTCCTTAACGAAAAATCTGAAACAAGTAAATTGTTAAAGATCATCGAAAAGAAAGAACAAGAACTAGCAGAAGCAAAACAAGCCGTTGAAGAAAAAGCGCATCTAGTAGAATCCACACAACGCGACCTTCGTGTTACAAAAGATTTGATGGAACGCAAAGCTGCATTAGGCGAGTTGTTGGCTCCGTTAGGTGCCGATAAGAGAGAGATCATGAAGGAATTGTTGGAATCTGTTCCAACTAAGAAACTAAATGAATCTTTTGACAAATACCTACCAGCAGTGATGGAAGGACAATCACGTAAAGTAGCTCCTAAGAAAGCTATGTTAAGTGAAAGTGCTGAAGTAACTGGAAATCGTGAAATGAAAGCCGAGGTAGGCTTAGACAATATTTTGGACATCCGCAAGTTGGCGGGCCTATCCAAATAATTTATAATTCAAGGAGACAAATAAAATGTCACAACTATTAAACGAAAGATGGTCAGAGACCAAAGACGCTCTGCTTGA